TCACCAGCGTCTAGAAGTGCATCATCATTGACATCAATGACGCCATCGGTATTGATATCTGTTTTTGCTTTGGGTGTATATGTTCTAGTAATAGATCTACGATTTACAGATAGGTCGCCAATTGTCTCGTGAATGATTGCCTTCTTGATAACATCTGCGGTGTTATAAGGACCGTAGAGATAAGACCTCATTGTAAAGTTCAATGTGTAAGCAATGTATCTGCGATTAAGAAAAGTATCGTCCCACTCATCTTCTCCTGAGATGTTATTCAGAACAATAGCAACATCTCTCTTCTCATTCATGTCTGGAATCATGTTGAGAGTAACAGAGAATGATGGTTGGAAGTATGGTAAAATCTGCTCTACAATTTGTAGCGCATCATCTTGAGACTTAGCGATAACTCCCAACTCAAAACTTAGATTATAAGGAACAGGAACATACTGTACCCTTACTTCATCACCATTGCCGTCGATGATAGTTTTATATTTTTGAATTGGTGATGTTTTACGAGTAGCATCGTATTCAATACCTGTCATTTCAAAATATAAACGAGGCAAAGTAATTGCTACTTTGCTAGATGCTGCGTTCTCTTCTAAACGAACAAGAAACTTTTGCTTTGGACCATATGCCAAAGGAACTTTGATTTCCTCAAGTACATCTCCTGTAGAAGGATCTGTACTCTTCATGTTGATATTATTGAAAAGAGTACCAAAAGCAATGATGTTCTTACGAACAATCTGATTGTAAAAATGTGATCCTAACATTAGAAGCTACCTGTCTGATTACCATATTCACCGAACGGATTTCCTTCCGTCCAATCAATAATATTATCCGCACTATCTTCGATCTGTCTATTCTGATCGTAGTTGCTGTTGGTATTATTTAGAGTGTCAAATGTCTCAGGACTCCACTTAGCACCTGATGTTAGACCAGTAATTACTTCAGCGGTAGTAAAGGTTCCTGTTCTGTTGATGACTTCGAGTGCTCTTGTAGCACTATCCCAGGACTTGACTTCTGCTCTATTGTCTTTGGGTGAGTAGTCAATTGTGACAGTAGGTACAGAATTGTACCCACTACCACCACTTGTGATAGTAATGCCGTTAACAATACCCGTGCTACTAACTGTAGCAGTCGCTGTAGCACCACTTCCACCGCCTCCTGTGATAGTTACTGATGGTGGTGTAGCAACCTTATAATGCGATCCACCATCTGTAATAGTTATGGCAGTTACGGCATCACCTGTAATAGTTGATGTAGCTTTTGCTAAGAATTCATCACCAACAACTTCTTCACCTACCGTGAAGTCTCCTGTACCACCAGGATCCATGAAGAGTTTGATTGAATTATCAAAGAGTTGCTCGACTGCATCAATCTCTGCCACTCCAGTATCAAAGTCATCACTGCCAACCTCATAGATCTCAGCAGTGATAGCATAGAATTGGATTTTACCAAACTGGAAGAATGGTTCTTCCTTACCAACAAACTTGATTTCGTAGATGTCCTGTGTCAATGGGAAGTATAATAAGTCTCCCTCATTGGGTCTACTATCAATAGTAAGGTTAGGACTATGCTCTGCTACTTCTTCATCCCAGCGTCTTGTAGACACACGGAAGATAATTTCATCTGTAATTCTTAAACCGAACTTGGAGATGAACTCAGCATTGTCACCAAAACCCATGACGTTCTGCAGAAGCATCTCAATCTGGAACTGTTCTTGATACTTAGAGTATCTAACTTCGTCCAGAGTGCTGTCTTGTAGAACTACTCTGGGGATGTAGTAGATATCTGTACCAAACAGTTTAATTTGTTCATCCACAAGATCCTGAACAAGACCTTGCTCGCCACTGTGACCTTGGTAGTATGTTGGAAAATAGGGACTGGTAGGCATTTTATCCGATCATATCCATTGGTGGGATTGCGTACTTGCTAAGAACTTCAGATTCAATCTTATCGATCTCTGCTAGTGCGTCTGTGTAGATTTCTCTACCATTGAGTGTTACGCCGCCAGGTAGTTGAACATTGTTATACTTAATCAAATTCATACCCCACTGTTTCTTCATTAGAGCAGTGGCATATTTCTTGACAAAGGGATCATTGTTCATCTCTGTTGCATCTGTAGGATCGACAAGACGATGACATTCAATAAGAACGTTAGTTCCTTCTTTGAGGAAGTCTTTATCAATATCTAAGTACAGACGATCACGACGTGCTGTAAATCTAAACTGTTGGAAAGATCCATTGTTTAGAACCATATCTAGAGTTTCTAGATATTGTTTATGCATATAATAGTTGAGAATATCAAGTGATCCAAATGCGTACAAATCATTTAGATATAACTGATACTCAACACCAAAAAGATTAGAACGGATTGAGTTGCTGACAAGACCAAAAACTCTGGTGATACCAACTACATGATCAGGAATTGGAATGTAATTAGTAGCTTCTAACCAGTTAGTAGTTCCTTCTGTAGTAGTTACACTAGCAGCAAACCTAGTTTTATCATCAGCAGTGATTTCATGATATAAGTAAGCACGTTCCATACCATTGTAACAGTTCTCTTGGAAGAACTGAATGGTGTCATCAATAACGTTGTTTACCTGCTCGTCGTCAATGTTTACTTGTAGGACAGGCTCACCAAGCTGCCTCTTACAATATGTGATGAGTTCAGCTCTTGAATTTGGAGATGCCATTACACACAAAAAATCCCTTCTTACCTATTTAGGAAGAAGGGATCTGGGATTATTCTGCTACTTCAGTAGGTGCTGCTTCTGCTGGTGCTTCCTCTTCTGATGGGTTAAGAAGTTCCAGAGTTTCTAGACCACCCTGTAGTTTCAATTTGTATTCTCTTGCTTTCATGAGATTGCCTTCCAATTCAGCAATTTGCTTATCAGCTTGTTCTAGCTGCTCATTAAAATTCTTCTTAAGTGCTTCAGTATCCATTTTTGATAAAGAATAATGTGTAGATTTATTTATACGTGTATGTAGAGTCTCCTTCCCCAACTGTTCCGACAGGCATTATATTGAACGATAACGAATACCTAGGGATATTGGAATGGTGTGTAATAACCTTATGTCTCAAACGACTGGGGAATATAATTATTTTATTCTTTTCCGATTCAATTGTCAAGTTGTATGAGTTCAGAAAATTTGGCATAGATGTTGGAACCAATACTTGTGGAGGATCAACTGAAAATACCAGAGGTGCTGATTTCTCATCATAGTCTCCAAAATATATGACAGCACTAAACCAAGAATTGCAGTGTGAATGCTCTACACACTGACCACCTTTCAGAGTCTTTGTGAACCAAGAGGTTGTGATTTCAATATCAGTATCATACGATAACGCATTTACAATGTAGTCTTTACAGATAGATGTAAGTCCTTCTTTTATTGATGGATCAGAATCTAGTACATTTCTATCTTTAGAATAAAATCCGTTGATTCCTGTATCTGGATTGTCTTCAACCCACTCTGCTTTTTTGGACATAGTTTTCAAAAGAAAACTTATATTGGCATCCAAATCAGAAGATGTGACTGGTATGGAAAAACATGGATTGACATGCCATGGTCCAATATTTAACATCATAATAATACTGGTACTTTACTACATTTTGGTTGTTGTTGACATAACCTACACAAAGGCATGGGTATTACTTCTCCATCTTTCATCAAACCATTTGGAGTCATCTCATAACCATTGTCCCAAACAATGTTTTTAAAATCATCCAAGGTATTCCAGGACTCAACGACCTCTTTTGGAATGTCTGGTTTGACTAACTCATACCAGAACCATTTAATAGACATTTGATCTGGACTATTACCTACTCCAACAAATGTATCACAAGCATTACCATCAATAAAATCTTCATGGATAGCGTTTGCTGGACAGTGTTTAATACAATCATCACACCCCTCACAGAGGTCTAACTGTCCTTTGTTTATTTGTGGTTCTGGAGCATTTACCAAATCATCTAGAAATGTAAATGCACATAACTTACATTGGAATCCAAACTTCTTATTGTATATCAAAGAGTTTTTAGCTCTGACACCAAGTCCAGATTGTATTGCCGCTTCTTTAAAATTGACATACACCTGAACACACTTTCCTTGTTCAATGTAATCTGAAAGGTAACTTGCTGCTTCTTCATAGAGAGAATAATCAGCAGCGTGTTCTGATAATCTAGCAAAGACTAAAGTGTTGTCTGATTGATAAGGTGCTTGTAAACGATTGGTCAACATCTCACCTTTAAAATGACATGCTGCTTTTACAGGTGAGTTCAGAACTTTTTTATATTCTGTTCCTCTGAGCAATCCAATATCCCATTTACTTTCTGGAAATCTCTCTGCGATATCATTATAATCAATCATTCCGCATACTCCACTCGGAAACCATATCTTGTATTACTTACAACATTTGGCATAAAATTCATAGAAAGACTGACACGATTGTCTTTTCCATTCTCTGGAACACTATGTGTCATTTGAGATTGCCACAAATACAATTCACCCTCTTGTGGATATACAGCAGAGTCAGTATTATACTTAGTGATAAAGTCATCATTCTCTGCTAAAACAATCGTTGGATGGTTTGGAAATAGTAAAGCAGATCTTTTATTAAACATGAGAGGAGAATGACCCTCTTCAAAATTTACATAATAAGTTCCAGAGATATATGCATTTGAATGGTAGTGTGGATGTTGAGATCCACCTTTGTCGCATTTATTCAACCAACTATCTGTAACCATCATTTTATCTGGTAAATTGTATCCCAGACAATCGCTGACATAATCTGAACATGACTCTTCCACCCATTCTCTAAAATCTTCAAATGGTCCATCATGTAAAATAGATTCGCTCAATTTATTATTGAGGTGATGTAAGTTGGAAGATTGTCCATTAACCTCAAAGTTATCTTTGTTCTCTTCCATAATATTGAAAATTACTTCTTTCAATTCTTTATGGTTTGGATATTCTATTCCAAAAACTGGATTGGGAAAGAGATCGTATAGTATCATTTTTTCAAAACCGCTACAAATAAACCATTCCACCAACTAGTGGCGTCTTCATACTTGGTCGTGAGAAGTTGGTTTTCATATAGAGAAGTCAACTTGTTATCGGATATAAACTGCTTAGCAGATTCTACCACATCTTTAAAATTTGCGTCATCGATAACTAAAATAAATGTATCATCGGTCAATGGTAAGACAGTTTCTAATGCTTTCTGTTGATCTTTGTATTCATGACTTCCATCATAAAATACAACGTTAACTTTAGTGTTTCCTAGATCAAACAAATTGACATCTTGGATGTGTTTGTCAATAAGTTTTCCAGACTTATACTTTTTCCTATTGTTTAAGAACTTCTTTTTGGGAGCAGAATAACCATTCCATTTGACATCCAATCTTGCTGGAGACACATTACAAATATAATTATCAACAGCAAATGATGGGATATCATTATTCATGGTAGCAGCAAAGAATGTGCTGCCAGCATAAGAACCCACCTCTAAATACTTTGCTTCTTCCATGGAGCAAAGATTATTCAAGAAGTGTCTAACTCTATCAGAAGTTAATCCTTCAATGTCATAACTATCAGCATCAAATTTAGATTCATATCTACCTGACTTGTCAAGTGAATCTAAAACATGATAGACATACTTGTGGTTATCTCTGTCGTATTTTCTTTTTCTAGATTCGATTACAGATTCGCAGTAGTTACATTTCCAACAATCAAATTTACATGATTTAATTTTTTCTCTCCATATGTCGATAGGTTTATTCTCGATATGAATGTCATGAATAAACTCGTCAAAATTTGGAAACAAATATTCATTTTCATTTGCCCAGTTCTCAATGATGTCCATGCTTTCTTTGAGTCTTGTAGCAGACTCCCTACCATGCATTTTAAATACATCAATACCTAGGTCAATGAATTCTTCCCAATCTTCTTTCCATGGAGGTAGAATTGCTGCCTTTAACGGAGAAGAAGAATCGTGGATGTCCCAGGAAGAACATGAGATTCTACTAATAGCATCAGCAAAATATTCTGGATTATCTCCACTCCTAGTATTATTGTAATGATAATGTTCTGGCATGATAGGACAACCACCCCAGCAATTCTCATTGGCAAGCAGAGAAATCTTTACTGGTTTATCAATAGATTCACAATAATCTTTTGCTTCCTTAATTGCTACAAGTTGATCTCTATCACGCATCAAATCTCTATCTAGATTGATGTAATGGAACCCTGCTTTTGCTAAGGATACAATTTCATTTGGTCTTGTAACTTCTCGTAGAATAGTATTCTTTATAAAGAGATCTGGGAATGCTTTTTGAATTTGTCCAGTCATCAACCAAGAGGTGTGTGGAATAGTAGCAATTCTCACACCTTTGTCATAAACGTATTTAAAATTTTTGATAAACAAATCTAAAGTTTCCTGGTCTGGTCTAACATAAATGTTGTTAAACGTAGCAGATAGTGGAATACCTGTTTTCTTTGAAATATACAAAGCACCAAAAGTCGTGTCCTTTGGATTGCCAAAGAGATCTCCCATAGCGTCCTGTGTAAAAGGAGGCATCCTACAGGTAAAATATAAATCAAAAATATATTCCCTATGCTTGATTAGAAAGGGAATGAATATATTTTCTACAAAATCTTCAGGAAGCTTTGGGTTTATAGGTAAGCTGAAGACTTGGCGTGGATGGTTTGGCAGCATTCAATTCACCTTTAATAGTTTTTAATTCACTCAATAAACCAATTTCAAGACCGTCATCAATACCATGGAATGTTGGCAGTCCTCCATCAGAACTTTGTTCTAGTTGTTCGATGTATGGAGTAAGTCTCTCTTGAATTTTTTTCATACTCACATTATACAGCGCAGAGTATTGTAAAGCAATTTCCAAAATTGCTTTCTGATCCTGCTCTTTCATCATAGCAATAGAATCTAAATTGCCTGTTCCAACTCTTCCTTGGAATGCAAGATCCATCGCTGCTTGCTTACCCATTCTAGAAATCCAATACTTCCTTTCTTCCTCAGGATCGTATTCTAGTCTTCTTTCTAGTTCATCAGCAGTAAAACCTTCGTCAAGCAACCATTGAAAGAAACTTTGAATTTCTTTTTCTTGTGTAATTTTTCTGCGCTTAAAGACATCAAAATCTAAAGCCATACTATCGAGCTCAATTTGAAGAAGTTCTTTTTCATCAGGATCTTCTTCTGCCTCATACAAAGCAGTAACCTTTCTAAGGTTTACTTCGTGTTTTCTTTTTTCAATATCAAGTTTTTGTAAATTGTGATTTCTATTCTCAATTTCCATCAGACACTGTTTTACTTGTCTGTCTTTTGTAACTTGAGAATGGATGACATACATGTCACATTGTTGGGGCGACATGCCACTTGCCCATTTTTTTGAGATATCAATAATAGTCTCAATATCTAATTCGTTTGCGTCAACTGCCATGGCGATTCAAAAATTAATTTAAAAATTCAAACCAACTCCAACATCTCGTCTTTCGTTTGGTTCATCAGCATTAACAATTTCTCTACCCAACTTAATAGCAAGATGAGATTGCATTGGAAGATTGAAATGATCTTCATATAAAACACTCAGATCTTCAATAGTCTCAGCATTATAAAATTTTTGTTTTAATGTCTGACACTCTATGTATAATGCTTTTACATAGTCCTCGTGGGAGTTTCCACTACTAAAAACAGTATTACCAAATTCTTCTCTTTCCTTTCCTTTAACATCAGCTAGAGAATTTCTAAAGTCAGTGTCTTCAATCTGATACTTCCATGTATCTCTTTCTAACGCAGAAGTCTTTGCCAAATATCTACGATACTTGGTATCGTATTCATCTTCGATGATGAGTTTAGCAACTAGTTTCATTGCTTTTTTAACAACACCTTTTCTTTTGTCACTCATAGGAATTTTAATCTTCCCTTGAGTATCTGCAGGATCTACTGCTACAACATCAAAATCTTCAAATTGATTATCTACTTCACACTCTGTGTTATACACAGAAATTTCATCTCTAGTTTCTCCCCAAGATTTAATACCAAATATAGCAACATCCTTTTCCACTTCAATACATCGTGGAGCTAGTTCTTTTAAGTTATCTTTATCAAGATAATCTATAGAGAAGAATCTCCAATTAAGGATTTCTCCATGTGTTTTAAAAGAATACAGTTTAGATACTGCTCTGGAATTTGTAAGATAATAACTTCTCATTTTTATACTCCGTCGTAACCTGCTAGAACTGTACCAAACTCAGCACCAGCTCCAGAAGCAGATCCAGGTGGTCCCACTCTATCTATATTACTATCAGCAGTAAATGTTTCAGCGGCATAATTTAGAACTGCTCCTGTGTTCTTCTGAGCACCATCATACATACCACACATATATCCACGGTTCATGCCTGTAAAGAAAGTTTCTTCTCCACATTCAAATTTACCAACTTGAGTTGCCTCAGAACCTGTAAGAGCACTTCTCTTAGAAAGGTTTGATGATGTTCTATATCCACCAGCAGTGTTCCAATAATTAAATCCATGTCTGGCATTTAAGGTTTTGTTAGATCCATCAGTGCCAGGAGAGTTTGGCCAAGCAGCATACGTTTCATTGGACCAACTAAACAAGTATGCTCCAGATCTTCTAGTCCATCCATAAGTAGCACCAAAACCACCTGCTGGGTTGTTCTCAGCACCTGATGGGTTTCCATTTGGTGCCAGACCAGAAGTGTCGTTATTCAAGTTGAATCTATCAGGTCTGCTATCTCCATTACCATAAACATACGCATACTTAAAGTCACGTCTCATCAGACTTGTAGCAGATCTATTATTATTAATAGATGTAGTATTTGCGTTCGTTGATGTATTCATGTTGATCTTCGATACTGTAGATCCAGTACCACCAACACCGTTAACCGCAATCATAACGTATGCGTACATGCTTAGGTTTTGTGCTCCCGCACAGTAACCCTGACCATTTGTTAGAATGTCTCCATGGTTTGTGAGGGTATTGTTAGACATGTTGATAGAACACACATTCTTATAAGATGTGCTGTTCTTATATCCCGCCATAGCATATCCTCTGCTAATTTGGAATCCAACTCTATATCTATCTTCTACTGCATGTGGAAGATCATCAGTACCGTTACCACCCCATGGATCACCAATATCCCAGAAAGCATTGGTGCCATCAGATCTCAATGCAGCGCCAATTGTAGATGCGCTTTGTGGTGGTAGAGTTTCAAAAATTGTTCCATTTTGATATAGATCACCAGTGAAGTTAATATTACCGTTAACAACTAATCTATAAGTACCAAGTCCACTAGTGGTGTTAATACCAAGAGAACCTTTCTCCATGGTGATTTGGTTCTGATACCCAGTGCCATCATTATCTCTTGTCGAGAAACGAATCCTACCACCATTGGGAAAGAATCTTAGGTATGCTTGACCAATTCCAGTATTTAATCTAGGGAACCATCCACCATCACTATCTGGTACATTTGTTGGGTAAGTTTCAGTATTATAATTACTGACATTCATACCAATGCCACCAGCATCCCAGGTTGCGTTTCCTTCAGACACCCACATTTGCATGTTAATATCACCAGTTCCACCACCATTGGCAGAAGCAGGTAATGTCATTCTAAATTGAGTGGTGGTATGTTCACCAATCATATGTAATCTAACTTTAGGTCTAATGGTATTAATACCAATAGCACTATCATAGGTTATTGCTAATCTAGTTGATGAATTAGTTTCAAAACCAAGGAAATTGCTTCCATCAGCATAATTAGGACCATCCCAATAAATTCGCGCTGATCCATTACCAGTAATAGTTCCACCTTCAGAAAAGCGAATACTAGTAGGAGACGATGATCCTACTGGACTCGTCATATACATGTCACCAGTAATGCCAAGAACCTTGTCCGTGGCATTAGCATTATTTCCAAGATTTAATGATCCACCATACCTGGCAATATCAACTCTTCCACTAGCATCGACTTGAATTGATGGTACACCACTAATATCCGAAACAGCAAATATTGTTCCAGATGACAAATTATCATCAATGGAAAATAACTGTCCTGAGTTTCCCTCAAAAGACAGCGTGTTATCATCAAGTACGCGAAGTTTAATCGGAGCATTATCTTGTCCGACAAAACTAATTTCTGGTATATTCGCCGTGCCTTTATTGGGCGTTATAAGGATGTCCTTATCAGAATTCGCCATCTTGAGTTAGACCTTTATTGAGTATTTATATTCCAAATCTTGCTCTATTGGCATCGAAGTTTTGTTTAACCTCTGCTGCCGTAAGACCAACGTTGTACATATTGACAATAGCAATATCACCATCAAATGTTCTTGGAGCATTGCTTTTTCTATTGAAACCAATTTCAATATATGCTCCACCCGAAGAATAATCAAATGCTGATGTATTCATAGAGGCATTTAATTCACCATTAATGTATAATTTTTTATTTGGATTTTCTCCAGAAGTGTAACTTCCTACAGCATGAATCCAGACACCTTCAGTAGCAGCATATCCACCATTAGTCAATTGATAAGCGACGTTATCATAGTGAGAAAATTCCACAACTCCATTATTATATTCTATACCTCCATTACAAGCATAACTACAACCAGTGCCAACCATGGTTCTAAAAATAGAACCATTAGTGTTTGATAAATTTGTTATTCTGAACCAAGCTTCATAACTTTTATCTTGACTACTGCCGTCTAATCTAAATTCAGATGGAACGGAATGATAAATGTGAGCATCGTTTGTAGAAGTAGCAATAGCATTTGCTTGTGGATTATCAGTTTTGCTATTGATATCAAAATACCCATTTGAATTCCACTGGCACTGTGAATTAAATCCAGAGACAGGTTTCATGTTTGGAAAACTTGTGGGGGCAATATTTTTCCACTCAGTATCTCCCGATTTGTAGGATTTGGGATTTCCTGCATCTACACTAAAAATTAGTCCTCTTTGTACTCCATATGGTCCTGTAAATGTTGCCATTAGTTATCCCTCGTACCAAACAAAAATATTCTTTATTCTTATATATCTACCTGTACTAGCACAGGATCTTCCATGCCAGACTCCACCTGGGTATCCATTTTCAACTCTTCTTCGAGTAGTCCAAAATGATTTATACCCAGCATCATTATAAGAACCATGGAACATATTGGTGTTATCGTTATCACAAGCATGTGCCTTTCTAATAAAGTTGCCACTATCACTGAAAGCATTGACATCTTTAAAAATTCTATCTCCAGAATTTTCATTATACTGATAGATGTTTCCAGGACCATCAATATTATAATTGTTGCTAGAAGACATTTGTGAAGGAACAGAAGGACCACTTCTTCCGTAACCACCACCAGCTTCATTTTGTGGAGAATTGGTATCAGAACCTCCTCCTAAGAAAGTCCAGCAAGAAGCAGTACCATCAAATTCAAATTGACATGTAATTCTGTTCCAAGAAATATCATCCTTAAGAACAATTAGAACACCAGCATCACCATTAGCATTACCACAACCACCCCAAACATTTGTTCCATAAAATTCATATCCACCACCAACATCTCCAGCGGAAATGTTATCCATATTATTTGTGTAGTATGCTAAGACATCTCCAGAAGTAATTCTTCTGGATCCTTTTCCATATCTAATTGCCATTATTGCCACCTCCCATCTGGACAATTACCCAGAATAGATCCTCTAATTAACATGTTATCCAGCAAAGCACATCTTGCTGAATTTGGTGATTCCTCAAAATGTTCTCCAGTACCATCATCAGAGTGGTGAGGGCACTGGTAACATATTTCTAACTTCTGTTCGTTAGTCATTCTTTCTCCTCAGTTGGTAGTTCAACCTCTACCTCTAGTGGTAGAATATCCTTACGTGTTGCCTGAACGAAGTAGAACGACTCACCACCATCAATAAAGATCTTATTATCTTCAATCTTCTCAACCCATGCTCTGTGGTTGCCAATTGGTGTTAGTTGAACTGTGATGCTATTCTCGTCTACGAGAGCAGTCCAGTAGTCTGGAAGTTCAATAACCTTACTTGCCTTACCACGAACGTATACACCGTGTTCAGGACCCTCTAGGGATCCATAGACGAGGTTGTGGTTCTCTTTGGTTGGGTGCTCAATACAGAACGACTTACTGGTAGCAGCAAATGCTCCAGCAACTTGTAATTTATAATTAGAACTTGGTGAAGTTGTACCCACACCCATGTTTCCTTGAGCAGCGTCAAAGGTAACAAAGTCCTGGTTAACGATATAAGAATAAATCTTAAGTTTGTTATCTTGAGTTGTTCCAGCCTGCCATCTGATTTGGCACTTTATGGATCCATTGTCGGCAAACCTAAGGTGAGATTGTAGACCTGCTGGGTTATCTAGAAGGATGCCAGTGTAAGAAGTAGCACCAGTTCCTCTACCTTTAACAACTAACTGAGCATATGGATCGCTACCTGTATGATTTGCTTCAATTGTAGTAACACCACGGATAGATAATCTGCCATTGTAATCAGAAGATGCTGGAACCAACTTCATGAACTCTCTGACAGATCCACCCTGAGTTCCAGTCCAACGGAAGAACTCGTTAGCATCATCATTAACGTTAAATTCTAATCTTGAATTAGTATCAGTATTACCAGTATTGTAGAACTTAATCGAAGCGCCATCAGTGTTGAATCCCCAAACAAGACCACGATTAGTTTGAGACCACTGAAGATCTCCAGTCATGGTATCGCCTGCTTTTAAGACGTTCAGTGAAGAAGCACCAGTTACATTTGCAGTGATTGTTCCAGCAGAGAAATTGCCAGAAGCATCACGCTTAACTGCAGTGTTAGCAACGTTATTAGAAGCAAATGTAATGTTACCAGCATTCCAGATAATATTATTGTTAATGGTGAAACCATCAGAGTTGGCAACTGTAGCGTTAAGAGTTCCTGATCCTAGTGTAGTTCCTCCACCAGTAGCAGTAAGAGCAACGTTATATCCACCAGTCGCAGGAGTTAGACTAGATCTAAAGTGAATTGCTGGACTTGTAGCAGCAACACCATCAACTCTACCAAGAGCAAGAATACCAGTACCAGAAGCACTATAAAGTTTGTTAACTTCAAATGTTCCAGCATCATCTAGACTAAAGTCTTGGAAAGGAACCGAAATTGCTGTAGTACCAATAGATACTGCTCCAGTAAATGTACCAGTTTGAAGTACACCTTCGATGATAGAATAATTATTTGTAGCATCATTATTATCTACATTTGTAGGAATGGCATTAATTAGAATAGTTCCAGTTCCCTGAGCATCCGCATCATATAGGTTAACTTGCTGACCAGCAAGGAATGGCGAAGTAGTTAGTAGTTGTCCTTCGACATAAATTCTATATCTTGGATTTCCAGCGGCAGCTCTAATGCTTAACTGATTCTCGAAATACTTATGGGTTTGATAAACAGGTAATCTATTATCAGATAAAGTTCCTGTATTGATGTTAAGAGCATTCTGATACCAAGATCCTTGCTTATTATCAAGTCTATCAGCATCTAGTCCTGAACCAACACCATCGTTACCAGAACTCCAGATCTTATACCAAGTACCCCATGATGTTAATGTAGATCCAGAACCACGAATCCACATATTATCATTATCTGTGAATCCTAATTGTCTAGCGCCACCACCCGTAGCATCTGTACTGGAACCGAAGTTCCTTAGAGTCATGATAAGTGCTCTAGAACCACCATCAGATAGTGATGTAGCAGTATTGTTTAGAGTGTTGGCAACAATACCTGTAGAGAACGTGTCAGGATTTGGACTGGATGTTGGGTTGTTTGTAGAAGAAATCAGACGTAAAGTGTTACCAGACTGACCAGAAATACCGATATTATAAGTACCAGACATTCTTTCAATTGGAACCGTACCTGCTGAAAGGTTACTAGCATTGGTGTAGTAAACACCTTGAGCACCATCGAGAAGGTCAGCATCTAGTCCAGAGTCAGAACCAGTCTTAAGTTGAACTGATCCGTTTCCAGAGTCACCAATATCAAACTGTGATTTTAAGAATCTAGCAACACCAACTGTTCCAAACAAGTCGGAAGAAATAGTAGCATCGGTAACTCTATTGATATCAATAGAAACGTTTGCATACTGTTTATTTTGTGTGCTTAATTTAGCAGCAAGGACTAAATTAGATCCAGAACCAATCTGTGCTGGAAGTGGAGTGACAATAAAGTCAGCACTGTATCCAGTACCACCATCTGTAACTGTAAGTTCTGTTACTTCTCCACCAGCGACAATAATATTTGCTTTCAGACCAGTTCCAGTTCCACCGTCAAGTGGGATATCAAAATATTGATTATTTGTATATCCAGATCCACTGTTGACAATAACAATGTCATCAACGAAATTACCTTGTGTGAAACTGGATTCCAATGTAAGTGGAGAAGCACTTCTCTCAAATTCAATAACAGTTCCTACAGGAATGTTTTGATTAACTGGATTATTCAGTGTGATGGTAGTAAATCCAGCAGCAGTTACAACTGTAGAAATTGTAGTATTTGCTTGAATACCATTTACAGTTGATTTTACTTCATGTCCTTTTAGTACATCAGCATTAGTTGGGAAGACTAATTGTGATGAACCATTGTTTGCCTGACTAGACAAGATACCAAAGTATCTTGTTTCTGCTGATTTGAATGACTGAACAGCAGGAGCATATGCTTGGTCTCCTCTTAAGAAAGTAAAGGAGTTTGCTGCAGATGAATTGAGTGCTAATCTAGAAGTAGAAATAATACCAGATGTAATATCTGTAGCAGATATCTGAGTAGCAGATAGAGATACCCAGTTATTGGCAATATTTGATGATGTATTGACTACTCTATTAATTGAGACGGTATTTGCGGGAGAATCGCTATCATCAATACTATCGGTATCGTCAATCTTAATATTATTGACAATATCACCATATACTCTACTCTCGATAAGAGCACTAGCAGTTGCTGTTGTTCCGCCGCCACCAGGAGCAGCAATCTGTACAGTTGGTTGAGCATCATAACCAAGACCACCAATATAATTATTAAATGTAATTAGAGTCAATGTAACAACTTGACCGTTGGCGATAGTTGCTACTGCTTTTGCTTCCACAGAAGGAGCATTACCAGCATGGTTAATTGTAACGGTTGGTGCTGATGTGTATCCAGAACCAGCATCAGTAATGTTCAGTTGATATACAACACCTTGTCTATACTCAGTTGCTTGAATTCTACCACCAGTATTAGAACCAGTGTAGATGTCTCCTGTATTGAATACTAAACTAGAATCAATTGGGAAACCAACATACAAACTACTTAGGTCATTGTTTAGAATGAATGAAACATTATTATCTTGCTGAATAGCAATATCACCAGCAAGTGCTCCTTCTAGTGCTAGTCTTTCTGCTTGATCGGCAACAGTGAAGACACTGAAAGGTCTAAGTGCTGGAATCTGGTCGATGGAAATCTTACCAGAATCGGTAAGTTCAACCAGTGCTCTAGGAACAGCATTTGTGGAATATGGTTTGTTGAGATAAGGACCAAGGTTGTTAGTAATATAATCTTTAACTGCCTTTTGTGTAGGTAGTTTAGAGTCGGTAGAGTTAGCACCACCAAGTGTGTTGGATGCATCGAAACCAGTAACAACAACGTCGCCACCTTTCAGTTTCAAGAATTCAACTTCAGAGATAGTAACCGTACCTGTGAAGGTAATAGCACCAGTTCTGTTCTCAATCTTAGCGAACGTACCAACCTTGAAGTCACCAAGTTCGTCAGTACCAGAACAGTAAACACGACCATAGTTCTGTGGTACTTGCTCGTTTGCTTCAATCTTAGTACCACCGTTCTCAGGTAGAGCATTGTAGTTAGTACCAGAACCAGCAAATTCCCAGGTGTGGGAAGAAGAGTTAACAATAGATGGTCTGTGTAGACTAATGGTAACTCCACTAAATTCTGCTAAGGAGTTACCTACAATAACTCCAGGATTGCTAACATCTTCAAATTCTGCTGCTCCACCAGCACCACTCTCTAGAGTTAGTAAAGCCTCGAAAGGAGGTCCAACTGTTACCTGCTCTACAGTGTCAACAAAATATTCAATGTCTGGGTTATGATTCTTATATCCATCAAGTTTGACAACGTAATGTTCTAGAGGTTCTCTACCTAGACCACTTACTCTAAATTGAGTTCTATTCGTTCCTGTAGAAGAACTTACACCAACAATCTGACCAACGTCAAAAGTATATGGTTCACTTCTGAATCCAGTTGCTCTTAGAGCATATGTACCAAAGTTAGTTGCTGAGTTTGTAACCGATGCATAACCACCTGTTTCAGCAAGAATACCATCTTCACAGAAGATAACAAAGACTGAAACCAACTGAGTGTATCCATCGTCAACAATCTTGTATCCAGTACCACCAAAGGAAACAATCGTGAATGCCGAAGCAACCATCGATTTACCTTGATTGGGGAACGATGCTGTTAGGTCTGGTTCTAGACCAGGGAAAGGACAGTTTGGACTCTTGACCTTAGATCCATCAACTAGAGCACCACTACCACCCAAGAATGAAATGATAGAAGAGTTTTGAGTATATGGAGATGCCGAGATGATAGGAAGATCATCGTAGATACCACGAATGGTTACAGTATTTCCATTAGCATCTC